TCGAATTATGCATAATAAAAAAGCGGGACTGAAAAGCTCCGCTATCTATTTACAATTAACCAAAAGTCATTCTTTTGTAGCAGAAATCACCTTTTCATTTTTCAAACTCTGTTCTTCCTTGATTTCTTTAAGTTCTTCTTCGATGCGACTTATGGTATAGGCTTTTGTCCTGCGCTTGTCAGTTTTTGATTTAATGCAGCTTTCATCTTCGCAGCTTTAGCAGCTTGAACAAAATACAAATCAAAAAGAAGCTCCAAAACGTCCAATAAGAACTCTGCTTCATTAGGTTCTACATCTAATATTTCACCAGAAGCTTGGCCTTCCATTCCATGAGCAGCGATATTCCCAAAACCACGTATTATTTCCAAGTTGTCGCTTATGTATGGTGGGAGTTTATTAGTTGCTATTAACTTATCAATCTCCGTTTTGAGATTTCGTTCTTTAATACCTTCTTTCAGACGGATTATATTCTGTAAGCATCTACGACTTAAGGCTGCACTTGCTTTGGGGCTAAATGGAAGTACCAAACAGGCTTCATTATAATCTTCAGCAAACTTAGATTCAACTTCAGGAGCAGCAGGCATTCTACCGCTTCCTACAGGGAATAGTTGTTTAAAATTGCAGGAATGTTGTTCTTTTATAGATATTGTACCGTCATGGTATTGATTAGCATTGTTTGCCTGTCCCAAAAGTACAATAGGCTTATCACATTCACTATTTGGACATCTCATATAGAATAGACTATAAAAAATATTTCCATATTTTCCTATGTATTTTTCTGAGAAATCTACATTTACTTCTACCTGACAATGTGGACATTTCATATCTTTAATATTTAATTTGTTACAATTTTCCAACTAAATTCTTCACATCCTCCGCAGACTTCACCTCATGTACGGTATCACCTACTTTAACAAAGCCGATAACATTACTGGCATTCGGCTTTTCAAATAGTTCGGCAATAGGAACATTTAATGTATTCGCAATCTTTTCTAACGTTTGCAACTGCGGATATTCCCCTCGTAAAGTCTTATTCAGACTTATATCAGATATTCCCATTTTTTCTGCTAACTCTTTTTGAGTTATACCTTGCCCTTGACAAAGTTCTTTTATCCTTGTTCTAAAGTCCATAATACTATATGGTTTTATTCGGCAAAAATAGATATTTATACCACATAATACAATTATATGACT